GCCTGTTTCTCAATCGTTGTAGCCGTACCACCATCTACGAGTTGAACAACGTCACCCGCCGCAATAGCGGTCCCGTAGCCAGAAGCTATTGGATACTGACGCATAACCTCAAGCGAACCTGAGTCTAGACGTCCGATTGGACGCAAGCCGAAAGGTGAAGCAGTTGCTGTCATCTTTTTTCTCCTAATCCAAAATAAAACAAAGGCTCCCTCAAACCAAACTATGTACTGCGCGTTGTTTTTTCTGGACGAAGCACAGGCATACGCGGGTCTGACTCTCTCAGGTAATTATTGTCAACGGCCTCCATTGCCCTCGCATTTTGGTCGTTCATAAAATCCCTGCGTGCTTCGACATTTTCGGTTGCTGTCTTGCAAAGTAACAATCCACCAACCTCTACATTCCCCTCAAACTTGCTATCCACATCGGGCATAACATGCATTTCAGGATGCTCGGATGCAAGAACAGGCTCCCAGCCTTCACGAAACCGAGACGAGACATTTTTGTTGTCTGATGCGCCAAGCGTACTTGTTCGCACCCAACGATACTCTACACCAGACTGTGGGTCTGGGTCGGGTAGTGCGGAAGGTCTTTTCCAAGTAGCTTTCCGCTGTGTCTTTTCTCTTGTTTTATTTGTGCGTGGTTCTCTGTCAGCCATTCTATTGCTCCAATTTCAAAAGTTGCGCCGCATATTGTTCAGGGGTAATCCCTATTCGCTTGGCGAGAGCGACTTGTGTAGAGGTTAGTTGCACCTTGCGTGATTTATTTGCACTCCGCTGTGCGGGGGCCACCACGTTGCCAGCTTGACTGCGGGGTGCTTGCTCTATACTGCCGCCGCCAAACTTGTCAGGGAACCTTTTTTGTAACTCAGCATCTAACTGCCGATAATACTCTTGCGGGTTCTCCAATGGGTTAGTGCCAGACTTGATGAGTTCTTCATGCACTCCAAGTGCAAAACCCGTCATAACGCTGTCACGATTAAACCAAGGGTTATTCTCTGCCCATTCTACATCTAAATTGGTAGGTTTGTTAATAGGGCGTTCAACTTTTTTCTGAGACACTGTCGGCGCAGGAATATTTTGATAAACAGGCTCATACTGATTTGCCTGTATTGCCGCCGCTTGTGCATTTGTAAGGCTCATTTGAGCCTCAGTTATTGCGTCCGGGTCACCGCTTTCAAAAGCATCTTTGTATTCTTTTTTGGCTCGCGCTACCTCAGCTTCTGCGCGGCCCTTAGTTTGCTCCAAAAGAACACCCTCGCCTTGCGCCAACGTGTTTCTAAGTTTTTGGTTTTCCTCAAATACTTTCTGAGCAAAACCTACGGCTTCTTCTCGCTCTCGGTCTGCCGCGTCTTTTGCGCGACGCTCTTCGTGGTAATCGTATTTTAATTTTTTAATACGCTTTTGTACACGCTCAGAATAATCCGCCGCCTCATCGTCCTCGCCCTCATCGCTAGGGGCAGGCTCCGCTTCAGCGCGAGGCGGTACGCGGTCTTCCATAGGGCGGTCATCTAAGACCTCAATTTCCATGTCTTCCTCTGACGCAGAAACAATCTGTGGCTCTGTGTTAATTTCTACAATATCTTCTTGTGCTGTTTCACTCATGCTCTTTTAACTCCCCTTGGGTCTGCAACAACGGCTTCAACAGTATCGTCATTTATCAAACGAAACTCTTGGCTTTCAATTTTAAATCTTGTGCCAGAATAAGAGCGGAATATTACCCACTCACCTTCTTTGCAATACGCACCATGCGGAAACTTGTCCTCATCTTTGTAGGCGGCTTCGCCCATCATAACGACAAGGCCAACCACAGACGCGGTACTCTCGGCCTGTTGGAGACTATCAGGAATTAAAATACCGCCCTCAGTTTTTTCCTCTAAGGTCGGCATAGCGATTAACAGTTTATAGCCCTTCGGGGCTGGGAAAAAGTCAGACTTTTTAAGTCTTTCTAAGTCTAAGTTTTTTACTTCAGCAGAATACATTTTCTCACCTTGCAACGGGAAGGCCCGCAGTCCTTGCGAGGATTGTCCTCGTAAGGAAAAGTTATAACAAACTTTTTGATTTTGCAACTACTCGTCTACAAGTTTTTGTGTGAGGTCTAGAATTTCTCTTTCGACAAGAGCCAACGCCTCGACTTTGCCGCAGATAAATTTGTACTCTTCAAAGTCTTTTGCACCGCCACCAGCAAGGTGGTCAGCGCACTCATGCATGTACTCGCGCACTTTGACTCTGATAAGTTCGAGGTATGGGTCAGGACTAGACATTTAAAATTTGCACCAATAACAATGTAATGATTGCCCCTGCCGAGCCGACAAGCACAGCCTCAAGTCTTTTAATACGATTGATTGTCTCAAGCCACCGCTCTTCATACACTTCCTCAAGAACTGTGAGCCGCTTGTCCAAGTTATTCACCGTTGGTCGCGTCATCGGCTAGACCCTTTCCCGTCTTTAGCCCCTCTTTGAGAAGGTCTGCTCTAATTTTTTTGGTAGCTGTTTTGTTTTTTTCTTCCTCAGATGTCAGCTTCGCACCAATCTCCGCACCCTTAACTCTGACCTCTGCTGTTTTGATTCTTTCTTGAGAAGCGAGTCTTTGTTGCTCACGCTCTTCTTCGCTATCCAGCCGTTCTCTTTGCACCTCAACATTTGCTATTTTAGAAAGCTTGTCTAGCTCAAACTTCTGCATGTCCATGTTTATTCTATGCTGTAACTCATCTTGCTTCATCTTGAGTTCAGCTTGTTGAATTTGTGTCAACGGGTCTGCCTGCTGTTCTGCGGCTTTCTGCTGTTGCATTTCAGCTTGGTTCTTGCCAAGCAGTGCTTGAGCGGCCTCTCTTGAAACGCGGGACAATTCAAGCTCCACATCTTCAGGTAGCGGTGCGTCTTCATCTGGCATAGACACGCCGAGTTCCTTTTCAATTTTATTGCGATACAACATAGCCACATGCTCAGTTATATGCGAAGTAATTGAGTTCTGTATTGCCTGTGCAAACGGGGACTGCCCAACAAGCTGTTGTATCTTGGGGTCTTGCATAAAAGACATATGCACTTGGATGTGCGCTTCGTGGTCTTGGTACTTGAAAACTTTTACTGGCTCTTGTTGCAAGATACGCATGTTTTCAGTAACGGGGTCGGCAGGTGATACCTCGTCAGGAAGCTTAATAATTTCTTTTGCGTCTGAAATGCCAAGAACCTCAAGCATCTGCCTGTGTAACTTGCCCATATCATACAACTGTGGAGCTTGTTGCGCCAACTGTAGGGCGGCCTGATACTGCATTACCCTTTGAGACATCGTGGATGCGTTTGGGTCTGAGACAGGGATTACATCAACTCTGCCGTCAAAGTCTTCTGTGCGGTTCGATTCTTCCTCTGTTTCGTAGGCATACTCTGGCCCCATAAAATCATAAACAATTTTGGCAATCAGTCTAAGCTCCGCCTTGAGCGAAGCGTGCAGTCTTGCCTGAACACCAGACATAACTTTCATGGAGCGCTCCATAAGCGCCAAGGTTGTGCCAACAGGGGCTTGATTATTTAAGTCGCCAACTTGAACATCAGCAACGGAGCCAATACGCCGACCCTCTTCGACAATATTGCCGAGCAGTTGATACAGGACGCTGGAGGGTTCTTTGTATGGAATAAATGTGATTGAATCTTTAATGGCCCCGCCCGGCACATCCACATCGCGGAACTCGCCCGGCATTAACGGCGAGTCATCACCCTTGATGCGAAGGCCGCGAGCCTTGAGGCCAGCCGGAAGATTAGAAAGCGTCCCCGCGTCGATGAGTTGGCGGAGTATAGAAGTGGCGCTTTTCGCGAGGCCACCGATGAGGTGTATGAGTCCGGTTCCATAAAATCCGAGTCCGGGTAGGTATCTGTAGTGGGTGAAGTGTAATCGCTTGGTTTTTTCGGGGTCATCTTCGTACCAGTTCTTTCTGATAGACAGAATAGTTCTAGAGGACTTGTCTAGTGTTATAACATACGGGCAGGCCAACCCACTTGGCTCATTGAATGGCGGCGGCATTAGCATGTCTGTGTGTATCTCTAACAGTGTGTGCCTATCGTCATCCTCAATAACCGCCGATTCTCCATCAAGTTCATCATATTTTTCTTGAATGTCTGAGTAATCAGGCTCTGGGTCTGGCAACTCAACCTCTCGGTAAAACTCGTTGTAAATTAACTCAGCAACTTCATTGGATGTTTTCTTCATAACATGCGTATAGCGCGGGCATGTGGCTAAATCGGATGCACCATATGAAACAACAAAGTCTTCTGCCGGAACAAACATTGAAGCTGGGCGTTTTCTAATTGGGTCATAATAAGATTTTTTAAAGGCTGACCCTGCGAGCGGTAGTCTAAACAGCATCTGCTCAAGCTCGTCGCGGTACTCGGTCATCTCTTCTGTCAAGAGATAGTTCATTTCGTTTTCAACACGCTTGGCTTGCTGTAACTTTTCCATTGTTTGCTTGCCAAGAACTTTTGAGCGGACTGGGCCAGAGGCTGGGAATAGCTCACCCATAGCCTGCGCCTGAAACCTGACAACTGATTCCGTTAAGACTGGGTGAAACACACCAGATGCCCCAGCCCAAGGCTGACTTCTTTCCTCAATCTTCATACCTAGAAGGTCAAGACCCTTGACGTAACTTCTCGCCCATTCTTTTCTGGACATTCTGTCTCCGTCAAAATCACCAACAAGTTCAGACGCCATTGACTGAAGGTCTGACTCCTCAAGAAAATTCGCAAGATTTGCGTCATGGTCTGGACCGAGTATGTCCTGAGTAGCCTCG